ATAGGATACACCCATATGTTTCTTCAGTAAATGGCTTTAGAATCTGGTGCATGTAATCTATGTTTTGACGACCATGCTTGCGAGCAATATAGTCTTTTCCAATTGTATTCATGGCGCCTGGACGAACTAAGGCATTAGATGCAGCCAGTTCAGCAAGATTTTTGACTCTCATTTTTACCAAAAGGTTTGTATATGGTGTTGCCTCGCATTGAAATACGCCCTTGGTATAACCATCTGATAACATCTCGTATACGTTCTTATCTTCCATATCTATTGATAGAACGTCTATCTTAGTTCCCTGTCTATCTTTTATAATGTCAATACAATCTTTTATTACACTCAGGGTCTTTAGTCCAAGGGCATCAATCTTAATCAAACCAATTCTTTCAGCCTCCTGCATGTCAATTCCAACAACAGGAATGCGTTCATCTGAGCCAGTTGATGACCTTGTTTCTAGTGGTGCATATCTAAAAATTGGCTCTTTGCTAGTTACAACACCAGCAGCGTGAATTCCAGTTCCTCTAATTCTTCCACGTAATTGTTCACCATATGTTTCTACCTCTGGATACTTTTCCCTAAACCATAGACTTGCCTTTGAAGTGCAGTAGTCATCCCACGTATCTACGTTCTTAAGCACCTTGTTTACATCTGTTAAAGGAATGTTTAGCACCCTGGCAACATCACGAACAACTCCCTTATCCTTAAACGACAAGAAGGTTGCAATTGAAGCAACGTGCCTGTATTGTCTAACCAAATAGTCTTTTACATCTTCACGACGAGAGTCTTGAATGTCTGTATCAATATCAGGAAAATCATTGCGCTCTGGATTAATAAACCTAAAGAACAAAAGTCCATGCTCTATCGGATCAATGGTTGTAATGCCAAGCAAGTAACAAACCAAAGAGCCAGCAGAAGATCCTCGACCTGGACCAACTAGTATTTCCTGTTTCTTTGCCCAGTCAATCATATTTTGAACTACTAAAAAGTATGGAGCGAATTTTTTTTCACGAATAATCAATAACTCTTCTTCAAGTCTTTGTTCATATATATCGCTTCCAAGCCAGTTACTATTTAATCTTTTTTCTTCTAAGCCTGCAAATGCTAAATCTGCCAACTCTTGATCTGGATTTCTATATTGTGCTGGCAACAGGTCTAAACCATCCTTGATCTCATAATCAGAAACAGAATCTGCTAGAACTAATGTATTTGAGTATATATCTTCTCTAAATATACCTTGCTTTTCCATCTCGCTTTTTATTTCGTCATAAGATAGAAGATGTATTTTAAAGTCTTTAAAACTCACTTCTCTGTCTTTTCCATAAAGAACATCAAATCTTTCCATCATACATGCACACTTTTTGGTTTTTTCGTATGACACATTCTTAACAACCTTAGCGTGAGTGTTCATAAGCAACTTAAATTCTTGTATCTCTTTCTGTGATTCATCAACGTGATGACAGTCTGGAGTTACAATAACCCTGATATCAAACTCATCAGCCAGCTCTATCAGATACTTATTTATCTCTGGCTTATTGTGGGGCATAACCTCAATGTAATAGTCGTTACCAAACTCTGTCTTAAACCAGCTAATATATTTCTTGGCTATAGCAAACTCTTCTTCTTCAAGGGCCTTAACAAGAACGCTACTTGGGCAGGCAGAAGAAACTATAACTCCCTCTTTATATTTCTGTAATATTGTAAAATCAAATCTAGGCTTTTTAAAGAATCCGTCTGTCCAAGCTAACTCGCTTATCTTATTTATATTTTCTAAACCTTTTTGATTCTTGGCTAGAAGGATAATGTGATTGTAAACAAGATCTTGTTGTCCCTGTCTTTCAGACTTGTCTCTAGTGTCAGAGATGTCTGCACACATGTACCCTTCTAAACCAAGTATTGGCTTAATACCTTTTTCTTTTGCACTGCGGTAAAACTCACGGTGACCAGAAAGAGTTCCGTGATCTGTAACTGCAATTGCTGGCATACCCAAACTTGCTGCACGATTCATGTACTCTTGTGGAGTACCCACCCCGTCGAACAGCGAATAGTGAGTATGAAGATGTAAAGGTACGTAGTTCATCTACTACCAGTCAATGTTCGTAGACGAACTGCCTGGAGTATCAAAACCAAGATAGAATGCTTCTTGTTCAGCGTATGGAATTTTGTTAAGAGCCTTCTCTAATGCAAATGGCTCAAACTTAGACCAGTCATATGGCTCCTTATCTGGAGCGCCTGGAATAAGTGTGTAACTTGTTTCAGTACCCTGACCGTTACGCTTTAACTTCCATGTAAGATTGGAGATGCTACCAGTTTCTAGTGCATACTCACGAATTGTATTAAATGCAGATTGCTTGCTTACGCCCATTGCCCAAACAGCGACATATGGATCTTCTAGACCATCATCTACCAAAACATTGCAGTAGAAACGAAGACGTGCTCGCCATCCAGCCTTTGGATCTTTACGATGCATTTCTTCTGCCCAGTCACGACCTTCTGCTTCCATTGTGTCAAGAGCACGACGCTTGTAGTCTTTTGGATTCGTGTGTTCTTTTACAACGAGTGCAAGACCTCTTTTGTCATTATAGTTTGAAGAATCTTCATCCAACTCTTCAATAAAACGAATTTTTACTGATTGACCGTCTGCCAACTTGAGCCAACGGACTTTGCTTCCAGTACCTTCATACTTTGGCTTATCAACTAATGCGCTGATATTTTTTAGACCTTTTACGATTGTCATTATTACTCCTTGTTTTTTCTATTTTAGCATAGCGACTATAGAGTTGTCAAACTTATATTCTAGTTTTTTAATTTCCTCGTCGCTCATCTCGCCTATGTCTTTGTATTTCTTGTCAATGTTTACGACAGCAACTTTAGAGCCTATTTTTCCAAGGATACGCTCTATCATTGTGGAACCTGCCTCATCATTATCTGCTACAAGCACAACATCGCTGAAGTACTTTTCTAACAGCTTCATCTGGACTGATGAAACGTTTGCCCCTAGGGTAGCAACCGCAGGGAAACCTACTTGATCTAGCCTGATTGCATCAAAAGATGACTCAACCACATACACAAATTTAGATGATTTAACTCTGTGCAGATTAAATAAAACTTTTGACTTGGGCAGACCTGGTGTATTCTTAAAATCTTTGCCTTCAATAGACCTAGCAACAAAACCAATAGTCATTCCATCTGGAGACTGTATTGGTATAGTTACATAATCTTGCTTGTCTGAATATCCAAGAACAAACTTGTTAACAGATTCTTGTGTTATTCTACGACTATAAAAGTAATTCATGGCTCTTGGTGTTTCTTCTGCCTGATTATTCAGCCTTTTTATTAATACCTCGTCAAACTGTACAAATTCGGGAGCAACATATAGTTTTTTGTCTATAAGTTGTGAAATATTAATCTCAGCATCTTTTTGTTTTATGTACCTGACAGACTCAAAATATGTTCTGTTAGATACAGACATGACAAAATCAACAAGAGTTTTGCTGGTTTGACAACCAAAACAAAAGAATAAACCCTTTTCCTTAGAAACTGTTCCTGCTGGAGTACGAGAGTTATTGTGAAACGGACAGAATATCATAAAGTTGCTTTCCGTTTGTGAAGCAATCTCAATGCCAACGCCATTAATAACTCTTTCCACCTGCTCCTCTGTATATGACTCATCAAACATTATTTGCCTCAAAATCTTTATACCTATAATAACCCTTATCAAAATCAACCTGCACTAAGAAATCTCCCATAAAGCCATTGCGATTCTTTCTAAATGCACACTCAATAACATCGCTATTGGCTGCTCTTCCTAGTGCCAAAACCCAGTCAGCATCATAGGCAATCTGCCTTGACCAAGCAGTTTGACCTAGAGTCGGCACGGTATTTAGATTAGTAACATCATCAGGTGTAGCAGAAGATATAGCAACAATAGGAACTTCTTCGCTAATTGACATTAGCTTTAATTCACGAGATAGGCTTTTCATGCGTACCGTCTCATTGTCAGATTTTTGGTTTGGACTCATAAGTTGCAGATAGTCAACAATAACAAAGTCTGGTTTGTATTGATCTACCTTGCCACGAATAACAGATGGGGTGATTTCCCCACCGCTGTCATTAGAAATAATATGAAAGTGTGGCTTACCCTCAAGCCTATCCTTGTGCCATTTCTCTAGCATTTCTGTTTCTACTTCGCCGTTACTAAGTTTGCGATGCGACCACAAACCCTCTCCCATAATTGCATACACACGATTACGAACTTCTACCTCTGACATTTCAAGGCTTATGATAAGCGGTGTCTTGCCCTGTTTCCATGCCTGCACTGCAAAATACAAAGACAGCCATGATTTACCTATTCCTGGGTAGGCAAGAAAGATACCAAGTTGACCTGGCATGATTCCTGATGGGAGATAATTGTCAAATCCTGGCAGACCAGTCCTGATACCTATCTTACCTAACGCTTGTTCCTTACGGACATTTTCAAAGTATGCAATTGCAGACTGAATATCTGTTGCATCAATATCACGAATTGTAGATGTGTTTTTCTTTAGTTCTGATGTTTTTGTTATTAAGTCATTTAGCGCAGCGGTGCCATTACCAGCCTGCACCTCTGAGGCTGCGGATCTTAAGATATCTTTTATGCTTTCATTTAGGTATTCGACTTGCAATTCTTCTAGGTGATGCTTTGTTCCGCCAATGTCTTTCTCTGGTACGAAGTCTCTAAATTTTTCAACTACCAATGAAACTGGTGGAACAGAGCCATTTGTTTCAGCGTACCTGCGAACAAAATGCCACACGTCTGTATGAGTACGCATAATATTTTCAACATTGGCTTGAAGCAAAACGTGAATCTGCTTATCGTTAAGAACTGCACAAATTAATTTAGACTCTGTATTAATCACTTAACCATTCCTTAGCCTTTTGTCTGCGCTCTTGACGTTCTTTTATATCTTGTTCTATACTCATTTTACCACGAAGTAAATCCTCTGCATTGTAAGAAAAATTACTCCAAGACGGAGTTTTAGATATTTGAAAATAATACTCTAATAGATCGTAACATTCTGATATGCCATAAGACTCTATTAGTGCATCAGCAGCCCATTGCTCAATATTGCGATTAAGCGTAGACTTTGTTTCGTATCTTTGCAAATGCAGCTTGTTATACCGACTGAGCAAAGCCATACGGTCTTTGCGATCAGCCATGTTATTGTGTTACCAGCTCTGCCCTTGCCTCATTAACCTTTTCAACAACCTTGCTCTCAACAAAATCGTAAACACGGTTCATTGCTTCTTCTACGTTTTCTTCATTACGAATATTTTCTACAACACCCAAATCAACTCTTAATGACTCAAAGTTACCAAGATTGAGCGTGTATCCAAGCGTTACTGATACTTTTGTGTTATCGTTTTCCATTATCCCTCCCAAGGACTATATCTTTTCTGACCAGACTGGAATAAACCTTCCGTCTTCTGTTTTTGTATATGTAAGTATACCATCGCCAATTCTTCGTGTCAACTCTTGTTTTGTTGGCGTAATACCATTTGTAATTAATTTATCTTTTCTTGGTCTTCCCAAGTGATAACTTGCAAGAATATCACGTATTTCTTTAACCTGAGATTCTGAATAATATGCTCGTATTTGCCAGCCACGCTCACCATTAGGCTTTGCCCCTGTCGGAGCAGGAACTATGCCTTTTTTAATTAATGAAGGAAAATATTTTCTGTGCCTATTGACAAGTTGTGCGGTTTCTGCTACAGTAAAGGCTCTAAGTCTATTCTTTCTAAAGTCGTATCTTAAGCAAGTCTCTAATCTGTCTTTGGTAATGTTGTAGACAGTAACCATTCCTGTAGAGCGTGAACTGTGATGATATCTAACAAGATCACCATTAAGAAACCATATTTTTTTGTTTCCCTTAATTACAGGCTTGTTATTATAGTCTTTGCTCTCGATATTTCTTGGACCATAAGCCATGAACCCTCCTTGCTGCTTGACGGGGGATGAAAAAATCTTCGATTACCACAGGTCAAACAATATATCTCTAAGTGTACCTGACTAGAATACTGTCTGTCAACAAACATTCTGCCATTGCACCTTATGCAACGAAGAACCAACATTTCCCCTTAGTTTGGAATTCCAACAATAATTATATTTACTATTAATGAAAGATCTCCAGATGCACCAAATCTAACAACTCCTTCAACTCTTGAAGTTGTAATTGATTTCAAAATGACCGTAACATTTTGTCCCGCTGGAGTATTTCCAATGTTTACGGCTGTAGCGGTTGCAATTGGAGCAAACTTAAAATCTGAAGGAAAGTCGTATGCAAAGGTTTTTTCGTTACCTGCAGAGACTGTCGAGTTGTTTGCTACCTCTACGAAGCCTCCAATTATTCTAGCCTCAGAGGTTTTAACATTTTGTTTTCCTGCACTAACAGTATCAATAGTTGTAAAATTATAAGTAGCAGAAGATACCTGTGTTGCTACATCATTAATTGTTTCAGCCAATTGATAAATATAAGTTACATCTAGCGGCTGACCCCGTTCTGGAAGTGGTACTTTTGCCATTGTTCTCCTTTATTTCAATTATACCAGTGATGTTATGTTTGACTCAAAAATATCAAGAGCAGCATTAACTTCTTTGTCTGCACCAGATATTTGAACAAGAACTCTGACATTACTGGTGGCTGCACCCTTTAAAAATGAATAAGAGTGTATTGGAGTTGTTCCATGATAGGCATACGATCCTCCATCAAACTTAACAAAAACGTCATATTCTGGTCTATCCTCTTCATCTCCCCAAACCGCTGTAACAATTGATCCATTAACAACAACTCCGCCCTGAACGCTTGTTGGTGCTGTAGAATCAATTACAAATATTGGTGACCAATGAGATATTCTGTTTTTATCTTCTGATATTAACCTGAATCTAACAGAATACTTGTTGTCTGATTGTACGGGTGGTAACTGTTTTTTTGGAATTCTTAATATTTTATTTGCCATTATGTGACTCCCAGGCTAAATCTAAATTCAACATAATTGCTGGTATTTGGAGACTTGACAACGGCTTCTGCATCTGTATTTTTTATTACGGTATATCCAGTTAAACCATAAAGTGGATTAAGTGTAGCAACATTTTCTAATCTTAATGCGTCAACTGCCACATAGTAGTCAGCGCTTGGAGTGCCAGCAACCTCAACAGATGCATAAATTTTTACAATATTTACAGCGTCCCAAGTAAATGCGTTTGTTTTTACTAGTTGCTGAAGTTGTTTAGTAACAACATAATATCTGTTCTCATCAAAATCAAAAACTCCCACACCATCTTCTGCCTCTATCTTAAATCTAGCAAACTGGCTAGATGGAGCAGAAAAATCTATTAAAATTTTTACTTTATCTGGAGAGGTACCAGAATCACCGTCTTTATTTATTAAAGAAAAAGCAAATCTTAGCTCATCTGTAGGTGCATTTTTTGTAAAATCAACTATGCTGCCCAAGCCAGTCAAGCCGATGTATTGTGCTGGAGCATTAATTCCATATGCAGAGGTTGCAGATGCTGTTAGAGTTGAGGTATCTCCCTCAAGCATAATAATATTATTAAAAAACCTGCATCGTTCATATTTTTCATCTCTGCCCGCTTTAAAAAATATAGCATTATCAGCATTAGTAGAAAATACAGGATCTGTAACGGAAATAATATTATCATCAGCAGGGTCATCTAATGGATCTGGATAAGAAGTTATAGCAATTGTAGATGTTTGAGTATAATGTTGCCATCCCTCATTTGTAGTAAAACCAAAAATACTCTTGCTATC